GAGGCCACAAAAAAGGTTTATAGATATGAAGCTTAAAAAAATAAAAGTTTATGGCAGATTAAGAAAGTTTTTGGGACAGTCTTATTTTGAAGCGGCTGTTAATAGTCCAAAACAAGCGTTTCATTTTTTGATTGCAAACTTTCCAGAGGTTGAAAATCACATGATGAATCAGTTATATAAAATAAAAATGGGCGGCATGGAGATTACAGAGGATTTATTAAGTTTACAAAGCGATGAAGATATACAGATAATTCCTATTGCTATTGGTGCTAAAGGTGTTGTGATTGGTGGATTATTAACGGCTGGTGGTTCTGCCGTTGCTGCAACAGCTTTTGGAGCAACATTAGTTGGCGGCATAGCTGCAACTGCATTAACAACGATTGGAACAAATATGTTAATTAACGAAGCAACACAACTTCTAATGCCACAACCTGATATTCCTACTGGTGTTATGGCTGATAGCTTTTCACAGAATGATCCTACATTTCAATCTTTTGGTTTTGGGTCGATTCAAAACGTATCTAGGGCTGGTGTTCCAATTCCAATAATATATGGAGAAGTTTTTACAGGGTCAGTTGTAATTAGTTCTGGTGTTGATACTGTACAAGCGGAGGGAACAACCTAATGCCACAAGCTACTGGATTTGGAAATGTAAGCGATTTTAAAGACCTTTTTGGTATTCCTAATCCTGATTTACCAAATGACGCATTGCAATCAAAGCAATTTCAAACTTTGATTGAATTATTAGGATCAGGAGAGATAGAAGGCTTTCCAAGTGCTACAGGTAGCAAAGGCTCAACGGAATACAACACTTCGGCATTAAAAGACGTTTTTCTTAACGGAACTCAGGTATTACAACAAGCGGCTGGTACAAGTCCAAATGATGAAGATTTTAATTTTCGTAATATTACTTTTGAACCTAGATTTGGCACTTCAGATCAAACAGCAATTGCTGGTATATCAGAAACAGAATCAGAAACAAGTGTAGGTGTAACAGTAACACAATCAACACCAGTTTCAAGGCAGATAACAGATACAAATATTGATGCTGTAAGAGTAACTATTGGTTTTCCTACACTGCAAAAGTTTGAAGATAATGGCGATATAAATGGTGCTGAAGTTGCTCTTACAATTCAAACAATAGAAAATGATGGCACAACAACAACTGTTATAACTGACACTGTAAAAGGAAGAACAGCAAGCACATATTTTAGGGATTATAAAATTAACTTACCATCTGGTACTAGTTTTCCTGTCACTATTAGAGTAAATAGAACCACAGCAGACAGTACAGAAACTACACTGCAAGATAGTTTTCAATGGTCATCTTTTACAGAAATAATTAACGAATCAAGAGCTTATGCAAATTTTGCTCATGTAGCTTTACGTTTTGACGCTGAAACCTTCCCAAATCAGCCAAGACGTATGTACAGAATCAGAGGAACAAAGATAAAAATACCTCATAATGGAACTGTTAGGGCTGATGGATCTATTAGCTATAGCGGTACATTTAATGGCACTTTTAAAACAGATAAAGAATTTTCAAGTGATCCAGCATGGATTTTATATGACTTGCTTACAACGTCAAAAGGTTTTGGAGATCATATTGCAGAATCCTCATTAGATGTTTTTAGCTTTTTCTCTGCTAGTCAATATGCAAGCGAACAAGTAGATGATGGGGCTGGTGGTACTGAAGCTAGATTTTCTTGTAATGTTGTTTTAAATTCTCAAAGGGCTGCATACGATACCATAAATAATCTTGCTGCTGTAATGAGGGCAATGCCTTTTTATTCAGCAGGGGCGGTAAATATAAGCTGTGATAAACCCACAGATGCAAGTTATATCTACAATTTAAGCAATGTTTCTGAGGCTGGTTTTTCTTATTCAAGTGCTAGTAAAGATACAAAATACACTGTTGTTAATGTTTCCTATTTTGATAATGAGACTCAAGAAGTAGATTATGAGACTGTGGAAGATACAGCATTACAGGCAAAATATGGCATAGTAACAAAAAATTTAAATGGCTTTGCCTGTACATCAAGAGGCCAAGCCGCAAGACTTGGACGCTGGTTTTTATATACACAAAACAATGAAGCAGAAACAGTTACATTCACAGCATCATTAGAAAGCGGAACAATAGTCAGGGTTGGAACTGTGATAAATATTGCAGACCCAATGAGGGCAGGGGTAAGAAGAGGAGGACGTATTAAAACAGGAGTATCTACAACTCAGATTATTGTTGACGATCAAAACAACACAGATTTACCATCTACAGATTCAGCAACCTTAAGTGTTATTTTATCTGACGGCAGTTTAGAAACCAAAACAATAAGTGACGTAACAAATGCAACCATAACTGTAGATTCTGCATTTAGTTCAGTTCCACAAACTAATAGCGTTTGGGTGATAGAAAATACATCAGTTGAACTTCAGACTTTTAGAGTTGTATCTGTAACAGAGCAAGAATTATTAAACTACCAGATAGTTGCTGTTGTACATGATCCAAACAAATATGCTTTTGTAGAAGATGGCACAGCATTGCCAGCAAGACCAATCACAACATTAACTGAACTAAAGCCAGCACCGAGCAGTTTACAGGGAACAGAACAAATAGTGGTGTTAAACAACAGGGCTGTAAGTAAATTATTTATTCAATGGCAACCTGTCAGCGGTGTTACAGAATATATGGTTCAATATAGATTTCAAAATGAAAACTTTATATCAGAGCGAATAACAAGATCAGATTTTACAATTTTTGAAACTTTAAACGGAACTTACGAAGTAAGGGTCTTTAGTTATAACGCCCTTGGCAAACCAAGCACAAATCCAGCTACAACAACATTTACTACTGTTGGTAAAACAGCTTTGCCAGCAGATGTGCAGAATGTACAAATAGAACCTTTGTCAGATCAATTTGTACGATTACGTTTTGATAAATCAACAGATGTTGACGTTATACATGGTGGAAACGTGGTTATAAGAAGTTCAAATCTTACAACTGGTGCAACTTTTACAAATTCAGTTGATGTGATTCCAGAACTTTCTGGAAATATAAGCGAGTCGATTGTGCCGAATATTATAAATGGAACTTATCTTCTTGCCTTTAGGGATGACGGAGGTCGACTTAGTGCAAATGCTGCATCAATAAAAAATATAAATACTAAGCCAGATGTTTTTCCAAAACTTACGATTTTAGAAGATAGAGAAGATTTAGACAGCCCACCTTTTCAAGGTGTCAAGGATGATTGTTTTTTCTCTGATGAGGTTAATGGTCTTGTCTTAGGATCTACAGAGTTGCTAGATAACGTAACAGATTTTGATGCAATAGCAGATTTTGATTTTCTTGGCAATGTAGATTTTTTAACGGGTGGTCAATACTTCTTCGCGAATACTTTAGATCTTGGAGGGAAACAACCCTTAAAACTAAGAAGACATTTTGTTACACAAGGTTTCTTGCCTAATGATTTGATCGATAAAAGAACTGCAAATGTTGATACTTGGACAGATTTTGACGGGGCGACCGCCTTTAATGTGAACGCCACCTTATCAGTCGCCACAAGTGACTCTGATCCTGATTTGTCAGTATCGGCCACATATACAATAAATGATGGTTCTGGCGGTGCAGGCACGATAATTACAATTACAAAATCATCACATGGTTATAGTGTTGGGAGTCTTGTTACTTTAGATTTTACTTCTGGAACTGGTGTAGATGGTGACTATATTATTCAATCTGTACCTAATGCAAACACTTATACCTTAACTTCTGCAACTTCTTTAAATACAAGCGGTAACTGCAACTATTCAGCAGAATTTGAACCATATCAAAAATTTGTAAATGGTACTTATATCGGAAGAGGATTTAAATTTAAATGTGATTTACTATCGACTGACCCCGCACAATCTATTGAAATAGATCAACTAGGGTATTTTGCTGAATTGGATAGTAGAACAGAAACAAGTCTTGGTAATGCAGCCGCATCAAGCGGTGGATTTATTGCAAGTGGTACTTCTACAAAATCTGTTACTTTTACAGATAGTTTTTTCACAGGTCAGTCAGGAACAAGTGTAGCTGCTAACTCTGTTTTACCATCAATAGGAATAACAATAGAAAATGCTTCGTCTGGTGATTTCTTTACTCTGTCAAACATCACTGGCACAGGTTTTGATATAGATATTAAAAATGGATCTAGTAATGTAAACAGAAACTTTAAATATGCTGCTACAGGCTTTGGGCGTGGTAGTTAATACTGGTTTAGGATATACTTAGAGAAAATTTTGGATTAGGAAATGGCACAACACGATTATGTTATAGATAACTCCACTGGAGCAAACGTCCGTGCTGATATAAATAGTGCTTTATTAGCGATTTCAAGCACTAATTCTGGATCGTCTGCACCAAGTACAACTTATGCATTTCAACTTTTTGCTAATACAACAACATCTAAACTACAAATAAGAAACGCTGCTAACAATGCGTTTGTAGATTTATTAGGGCTTGATGGAAGTATTGCCTTGCCTGATGGGTCTGTTTCTGCTCCCTCATTAGGATTTTCGGACGATACAAACACAGGTCTATTTAGTTCTGCTGCTGATACTTTAAATTTTACTACTGGTGGAGTCGAAAGAATGGAGCTAGGAGCTACAACAATATTTAATGAAGACGGTGCAGATGTAGATTTTAGGATTGAAGGTGATACAGAAGCAAATTTATTTTATGTAGATGCAGGGAATGATCGGATCGGTATAGGCACTGCAAGTCCAGATGAAAGGCTAAATATAAAAAACGGTAAGATTAGAATTGAAAATGCAATAGTTTCTAACAATGACTCAATTATTAGCTACGATAATCAAGAATTTATTATAGATGTAGATCCAAATAGTGTTAGAGGTTCTTCTGCATTTCAAGTAAAAGTAGATGGCACTCTTGGGTTTGTTTTAGATGACAGCAGAAGGGTGCTTATAGGAACTACAACTGCTGGTCATACAGATATGGATGATATAACAATAGCTACTGCGGGTAATACTGGTATTACAATAAGATCAGGTACGACAAGTGATGGATTTTTAGCTTTTGCTGATGGAACGTCAGGAAATGCACAGTTCGAAGGTTTTATTCAATATGACCATAGCACTAATTTAATGCGGATAGCAACGGGTGCTACTACTAGAGTAGCTATAGATTCGTCTGGAAATGTAGGTATAGGTCATGCAAGCCCAGCAAAATTACTTGATGTAAAAGGAGGTGATGGAGCTACAGTTGAGCAATATTTAAGAAATAATACTATAAATTTACTATCTAAAATCGTTACTACAGATCATGCACAGTTTGGAACTGAGACTGCACATCCTTTAGTTTTTCTTACTTCTAACGGTGAACGCATCCGTATAGACTCATCTGGTCATTTTCTTCACGCTACAACAAGTTCATCTGCACCTGATGGAAATGGTGGAACTTTAATAAAATCTGATGGAAACGGAAGTTTTATACAAATATCTAAAAAAACAACTTCTGCTGTGCCCGCTATGGAATTTTATAATGCAAATGGCAGGGTTGGTCAAATAATTCCAAGCGGTAGCAGTACAAGTTTCACTACAAGTTCTGATTACAGACTAAAAGAAAATGCTGTTGCAATATCTGATGGAATTACAAGATTAAAAACGTTAAAACCATATAAATTTAATTTTAAATCTGATGCAAGCACAACTCTTGATGGATTTTTTGCTCATGAGGTAACAGCAGTTCCAGAAGCTATAACAGGAACAAAAGATGAGGTTGATTCTGATAACAAACCTGTATATCAAGGAATAGATCAAAGCAAACTTGTACCTTTACTTGTAGCTGCTGTACAGGAACTTATAGGTAAGGTTGAAGCACTTGAAGCTGCTTAGTATAATACGTTTATACATTAAATTTTTATGACCCCACAGGAATTATACGAAGAAACAAAATCTATTCTTGATTCTGATATACAACAGGCACAGCAAATTCAATCTGATATACAGGCAAAACAACAACAGTTGAATCAGCTTACAACTAAAATTATTGGTAATCAAAAACTGGTTGAAGGTCTTAAAAAAGTTGATGGTGTTTCTGAACAAGAAAACACTTAATATATAATCAAAGTATTTAAAAATTATTATGGCTGTTACTTGGAATGTCGTTGCTTTAGATTCAACAAAAACTGTTGGAAGTTTATCTGATGTGGTAACTACTGTTCACTGGACTGCAAATGATTCTGAAACAATAGGAAGTGGCGATTCTGCTGTAGAACATTCTGGTTCTTCTTATGGCTCTGTAGGGCTTGCTGAAGCTGACAGTGGATCGTTCACTGCTTATGCTTCCATCACTAAAGACAACGCTGTTGCATGGGCTAAGGCTGCTCTAGGTGCTGATGAAGTGACAAGAATAGAAACATATATTGCTGCACAGATAACAGAATCTAAAACACCTACAACATCTACTGGTGTACCTTGGTCGTAATAATAACTGACCAGTAATTATTGAAATTAATATAAAAACGATTATTATTGAGCTTTATTCTTTTTAATAATGCTTAAAAAAGTACTAACAATAGCTGCTGCTTCAGCACTATCAACACCTGCATTTGCTGGTTTCTATGTAAACGTAGAGAACAATGGTTCTTATACAGGTAAAGACTACACTGGTTCTGGCACTGACTTACATCTTGGTTATGAGAATGGCAATGCCTTTGGCAGCTACTACATCCAAGGTGGTGCGTATCTTAACAACCCAGATGGTGCAGATTCAGAAACAAACTTCTCTGGTAAAGTTGGTGGTTCTGTAACAGCTTCAGAAAAGATTGATGTTTATGGAGAGTTCTCTATCGTTACAGATACAACTAATTCTT